GGGGATTTATTTTGATTTTTTTTTTTGTGTTTTATTTTAATTTAAATTAGCGAGAAAAATTTCTATGCTTATAAAGCACAAAATAATCACGGGAAATTTCTTGTGGCAGGCACAACCGTTTCAAAAGTAGGTGCAGTACGAGATATGAGATCATTCTCAATTTCATATTCGCGCATAGTTTTGGGATTGGGTGGTACATCATCCGGATCATTAATGAAGTGAGCGTAGTTCCATTTTGGAGCATACGTTAAAGGGCCTTGGTATTGAGAGTACATATGGCGTACTTCATATAGTGATGGGAATGGTGGCACAACTGATGTTGCAAGATCTGGAATTCCATCTTCAAGATTATGGTAAATCTGGCGTTGGAAGTTGAGATTAGTGCGGGCATCAGGTTTGTAGTCTAACCTATATATGTTATACACATCATGGCAAAATGAGTGAAACATAAAATCTTGGCCAGCAGCGGCATACGCTATTCCAATTGCTCGGGCAGCCATAGTATGTGGCTTAAGACCATTCTCTGGATAGCAGAGTTGGGCAATGAGCTTGGAAATATCGCGCTTAGGTGATCCATGGTTACATTCGTAGCCAAGGGTTTCAATTTTAGAGCGCAAAGTAGTTAGCACGGATTTGGTCGGGGAAAGGACCATATTATATCGTACTAAAGCGTACTTTTCAAGAAAGTTGATGAAGTCATAAATCCGGTCAATGGGAATGACCGTCATACCTGTATTATCATCTCCTAAAACTAGGAGGATAAAATCGTCGATTTCAGCATCGCTGAAACCAAATTCAAGCATGGCATCAATTATTAAAAATAGATTACCAAAAGAATCAAGGTACTGTGTGTTGTACAAGCCAGAGGGTACACCGCAATGGGTTCGGCGGTAAGCATAACCATCGGATAAGACGAAAGTCATATTGTTGTACCATGTGTGAAGAAAGTATAATAAATTATCTATTCTAGAGTACATCTTGTGTTCATCAAGGTCAGGGTAAGTAGGGTATTCATAGGTCGGTTGGTATCCATGGTTAATTACAATTAAGCTTCGGAGGAAGTCAGTGTAATAAATATCAGTTATGACGCGAGGTAAGCGCTGATCATAGCTGGACCAATCTAATGAAAAGAAGGTCGAATACGAGCGAGCTAGGCGTTCAATGTAATGGTTGGAACCACGAATGGTTTCGAGACCATACATAATGCAACACGATTGCTTTCGAGCTTGAACAGTCAACGGAAATGTCAACATAAGTTCGATGATGATAAAAATATCATCTACAGCATAAACAGGACGAACTTTTAAGGTACCGTCTCGTTTTGAAATGTGGTTGCGAGTGAACAATAACGTCGGATAGTCGTTGAAGAAGTTGTTGGCAGCATCAATGTAGGATTGAACCTGATCATCAGTGAGGTCAGCGTCTTCAGGGGCATATTGCAGATTGAATGGTAATCCAAACTGCTTAATAAAGTGGACTAGAGTGCGAGCGTTCTCATAAGTGGCGTTGTAAAAATAGCCTTTCGAAGTATGCATCTTTGCATATTCTTCAGGATGAGAATATTTCGCATGTGCTTTCTGTTTGAAAGAATAGCGATTGTGGTAACCAGTTCCAGTAACAAGGGGAGTTTTGCAATACTGTGTATCAACGAAGTGAAGCGGGAGATAAGGCTGAGTATCAAGGAATTTGAATATGTGCTTGAGCACAGTTTCTCTTCTCTTAGAATTAATAGGAGCAGAAGGAATCTGTTCTTTATTAAAATCAGCAAAGGTAGCTTCAACAGTTCCAAGAGGGCGACAGTAAGTGTTAATCACCTTAATGTATTCAGGATAAACTCTAACAATAAGATCAAAAATCTTTTTGCTAACAGGGTAGCCGAAATGAGGGACTGACTCTTTAACTGGCCTAGTCGGAGCATCGGAGTTATCATCGGAATCGGATTCATCAGAGTGAGCAGGCTCGTGAACAACATGACCATAATGGTACATGAGAGGAACAAGTTTCAAACCAGGAGCAGGAACACGAGATTTAGGAATTGGAGCGGCATCTTCAGGGATGGGCTGATGTAATTCATAAGGCTGATGTTTTCTATCATTTCTTAAACGATAGGCTTCAACTAGTGTTGAGTATTCCTTATTAAGGATGCGGTATTTCACCTCATTTGAGGGATCATAGCGGGCGTTGTCATAATGACGACGGTAGTCTTGATCTTGAGAGGCTTCAAGGATTGCATCGGGATCACGGTCTTTTGACTGGTAAGTCATTAATTCTCTTTTAGTACGAATCATACGTTCCGCAAGATAATTGCGAGTGGAGTTGTGAGGCATGGTTGGACGTTAGTAGAAAATAAGAGGGTGAGCTGTTATTTTAAAGGGATGGATAGACGAATGTGAATTCTAAATATTAGAACGGGGGGGGCCGTCTTAAATAAATCT